TTGATTCATGAATGCTTTACCTAAGATGGACACGTTGCTTTGAAACAGTGAAGATGCATTCACGTATAGGTCTGAGCCGATAGACGTGTTCCCCACGACATCCAAGGTTTGATTCAAGAATTCCTTACCAAAAACAGAGACATTACCTTGAAAGACGGATGACCCATTCACAAATAGATTGGAGCCCATGGACACGTTTCCAACCACATCCGCGGTTTGATTCATAAAGCTATTTCCCATGAGAGAAATATTATTATTGAAAAATAAATTTCCACCTACAAATAAATTTGACCCAATAGATGCATTTCCTAACACAGATAATGAATCATTCAATTTCGCTTTTCCGTTTACAAGAATAGACGAATTCAGTGTAGCATCTCTATCTAGTTCAAGTCTTCCATTGATAAGGATATTATCTTTAATCTGTGTCTTACCGTTTACGGTCAATATGTGGGTTGGAAATACCAACGCAGTAGGTTCCCCAATACTAAACGAATTATAACATGCCGCATTATCAAACTTGAATGGACCTACTCTGAGGTCGGCGACTAGCTGTCTCATTATGTTAATCTCATTTTCTAGTCCATCTATATCACTTATACCCAATTCAATACCAGACATATATTAAACCTATATAAATAATTTAAACATATTATAAGAACACTCGTTAAGCAATGAGTGAAAAACCCGAGATTATGAATGATAAACCGAATCAGTTTAATAGTATGAATGTTGAAATAACAGAGTCGGATTTAAATAGATTGCTTCAAAGTTATAATGTTTTTTATAAAATACAAAATATGGACATTATGAGGAGGTCGTTTGTTCATAGGTCTTATATCGTAAATAGTCATCCGGATAAACCAATTTGTCCGCATGACTGTGTAGATTTAAAAAAATCGTCTAATGAAAGACTTGAGTTTTTAGGAGATGGTATTTTAGAATGTGTCACCAAATATTATTTATACAAACGTTTTCCTGATGCAGATGAAGGGTTTATGACAGAAAAAAAGATATGTCTCGTGAAAAATGAACATATCGGAAAGTTAGCGTATAAAATGGGATTGCAAAAATGGTTCATCATCTCCAAAAATGCAGAAGAGAAAAAAATTAGGGTGAATTATAAGAAATTAGGATGTTTATTTGAAGCGTTTATTGGTTCTCTTTTTTTGGATGCAAATAATTTACGTATAGAAGATAGCTCCTTTTTATTCATGAATTATTTCAACTCTGGTCCTGGATTTCAATATTGTCAAATCATGATTGAAAACATTTTCGAAACGTTGGTAGATTGGAATGAAATTCTAGAAAAGGATACCAATTATAAGAATATTTTACAGGTGAAAATTCAAAAAGAATTCAAAAAAACACCTGAATATTTTATTATGAAGTATGATAACGAATTAAGGTATACTATGGGGGTCTATCTTTGTGGTATGGATAATATACAACAATCGGATATTCATAAGGCTGTCTCGTTTGATACACTTAAGACATTTGAAAATGTAAAAAAAGGAAAGAATATGATAATCTTTTTAGGAAGTGGTACTCATAAAATAAAGAAAAAAGCAGAACAACTTGCATGTTTGGACGCCATTACAAAAATAGAATATTACGAGACAAAGAAAGAAAATTAATTTCTTGTTTTAAGCTAATGACATTGTCTGAATCTTATCTAGTTATCCCTAACGAAAGACCACCATTTACCTACCCTTTCAAGGTGGATGTTGACCTGGACGATGAGATACAATTCATATACAATCTCTTTCTTCATCCCGCGGAACGATTAAAAGTTGGAAGAGCGGTAAAACTAAATACAACGATTGTTCTTGTTCAGCCTGTACCTAAAAAGAGAACGGAAAGACGTGAACGTGAAAGAACCCAGAGAAAATCTGTCAAATACTTTGAACCCCAGCCGAACGCGGAACTTATTTCAGATGATGATTTTGCATCTCGTTATCGTCATTATTTAGATGTTCCACAGATTGAACACGACCCCGTCTATTTAAATACACGTATGGGTATTTTAGAAAGTGTCTCCAAAATGATGGAAGGTATTCCAATGATAGAAGACACTGCATCATGTGGAAGTAACAATAAAAACTTCAAGTTGATGACCCATCAAGAAATCATAAAACGGTATATTAATTCTTATACACCTTATCGTGGTCTGTTGTTATTTCATGGTCTTGGGTCTGGAAAGACCTGTAGCTCCATTTCCCTGATTGAAGGTATGGTAGATACCAAGAAAGTCATCATCATGACGCCTGCTTCGTTACAGTCCAATTACCGTACACAAATGAAGTTTTGCGGAGAACATTTATTTCGTAGTCAAAATCACTGGGTGTTTGAACGATTTAAAAAGGATGGCGAAGGACTTACCTCCGACTATTTTCAAAATAGAAAGGCAGCCCTTGATGTACTACAAATAAATAATAGTCCATTGTTGGATAAAATGATGGAAGAAATAAGTGGAATATGGATGGTAAAAAAATCCGGAAAACCCAATTTTGACTCTCTTCCTTTCAAAGAAAAAGAACAGGTAGACCGTCAACTCACTCTTTTAATCAAAGAAAAATACACGTATATTAATTACAATGGTCTGACGCAAAGTACATGGAAATCAAAGTATAAAAAAACAGTCAATGTAAATCCATTTGATAATAGTACCATTATTATTGATGAGGCTCATAACTTTGTCAGTCGTATTGTGAACAAACTTAATAAAAAAAAGAGTTCCATTTCAGTAGAACTGTATGAAGAAATGATGAGTGCAGAAAACTGTCGTATTGTCCTTTTGACAGGTACTCCTTTTATTAACTATCCCTATGAATTGGGAGTCCTTTTTAATTTGATACATGGATATACCTACGTACTAGAAATAAGTATTCGCCCTACAAAGAATGTGACGGAAAAATACTTTGAGGAACTTTTCCTACAAGAGGGTATTGCAGATATTGTGGAATACAAAGATTCCACTAAAAAACTAATCGTTACAAAGAATCCCTATGGCTTTATGAAACAACCAGATGGAAAGGTTGTCTATACCAAAGAAAGAGGCCTTTATTATAGTGAATTTGTAGAAAGGATTCTCGCCTTGTTGAAAACAAAAGCGCACAACTTTTCCATAGGCGAAGTCAAGACTACCAAAGTGAAGCATTTGCCTGACAATCAGATGGATTTTGACAAGTATTTCTTATCGGATAAAGCGATTGGAGAAAAAGATTCAAAACTAAAGATGTTTCAGCTACGTATTATTGGTATGGTTTCGTATCTAGGAGACAAGACGAGTCTGATGCCTAAAATTGTTGCATCTCCAGAAGGTATGCGTATTCATGTGGAAAATACAGAAATGTCTACGCATCAAGTAGCACGTTATGCAGAGACAAGAAAAATAGAAAGAAAACAAGAGACCAGTAAAAAAAGTAAGAAGAAGAAGGAAAACGAAACAGAAGAATCCTCCTCCTATCGTATTTTTTCAAGAGCGGCATGCAATTTTGCTTTTCCACCAGACATGGAGCGTCCTATGCCTGGGACTTCATCAGAGATTGCAAAAGGTACACGTAATACAAATCTAGTAGAAATTGATGAGATAGATGAAGGGATACTAGATGATGTCTCTGAACATGAAATGGTTACGGACGTGGATGGTACGTATGATACATCCGATGTAGAATTATTGCGAAAGAATAAAGAACAACTACTTCGTTACAAACATGCGATTGAAGAGGTTCTTGTCAAATTTGAAGAAAAGCCGGAAGACTATTTTGAGACCGGATTACCTAAATTGGTAAAAATCAATCATCCAGAAAAAGCAAATCGGTTAGAGACCTATAGTCCAAAATTCAAAAGGATATTACAGAATATTCTTTTGCAACCAGATGTTGCTATTACGGATGAGAATGGAAAAGAAATAATAATGAGACAACCGGGTTGTCACTTAATCTATTCTAATTTCAGAAAATTAGAAGGTATTGGTTTGTTTCGCCTGGCGTTACTGTACCACGGCTATCAAGAATTAAAAATTGTAAACAATCGCATTCAAATCCACTCTATGTTCGGACCACAAGATTATATGGAGGATAAAAGAGAGCATCGTTATTTCGCTCTATTTACAGGCACTGAATCGGTAGAAGAAAAAGAAATACTCCTCAACATATATAACAACCGATTTAAAAACTTACCCAATTCAATCAATGAAGATTTGAAACAACTGTTTGGACATGTAGACCTCAACAAAGTGGGAAACATTTTTGGAGACATCATTAAAGTCTTGATGATTACGGCTTCCGGAGCAGAAGGCATTGACCTTAAAAATACAAGGTTTGTGCATATCATGGAACCCTACTGGCATCATGTACGTATCAATCAGGTGATTGGACGAGCCAGACGAATCTGCAGCCATATGGACTTACCGGATGAAATCAAAGACGTGACTGTCTATATGTATATCTCTACGTTCGGAGACGACGTCCTGAAAACAGACCAACACTCGGAATTAAAAAATATAGACAACGGAGAATCTACGGATATGCGTTTACAGCATATTATGGAAGAAAAGGAACGATTGTCGGAACGATTTTTAGATGTACTCAAACGAACTTCCATAGATTGTCTCTTCAATCATCGGTCCAAATGTTTTAAGTTTCCTACCGACAATCCAAAACGTGTCTTTACCGCGATTTCTTATACGGATGCAGCTAGTGTTTCAAAACCAACTTAAAGAAATGACACGTGATAAGGTATATGGACCTTCAATCTCAAACGGACAAAACACCCATGTTTTCATTAAATGGGTTTAAGACAGAAGCAAAGGTGGTCAAGGTCTATGACGGAGATACTGTGCATGTTGTCTTTTATTATTTGGACAAATATTACAAGTGGATATGTCGCATTTCTAATGTAGATACTCCTGAACTCAGGACCAAAAACGAAGAAGAAAAAAAGAAAGGTTATGAAGTTCGTGACAAGTTGCGTGAATTGATTGCCGATAAAATCGTTCAATTAGAATGTCACGAATTTGATAAATATGGGAGACTCCTGGTGGATATTACCACAGAGGGTATACGCGTGGATGAATGGCTTATCACAAATGGACATGCTAAAAAATACGATGGAGGTACCAAGGAAAAATGGTCTTAATCGTTGATAATGATTATTTATTTTTAATAGTTTTAGCAAGCCATTCACTCAGACGCCTTGATATAGTAGGCATTG